CTGTACGAAGAACACTGCGCTGTTTGCATTTAATCCAAATAGATCAGTTGTTTTATTCCAAGCAACAGAAGTCGTATCCGTGGCAGAATTTCTTATTTCGACTGTAATTGATGAAGCATCAACGGTGTTAGATGATAGTGTAAATGTTTGATTGTTTGCAGTATTAGCAACAAATGCTTCTGTCTTTATACTTCCTTCGTGAAAGGTAACATTAGAAACAACGTAATTATTTGAGCGATAAAGAATAATCGTTTCATCAGTTGTAAATGTATAAGCAGTATTCGCGTCGTTAATTCCTCTGATGCTATAATACTGTGGCAGGGTAATTGTGTCTGGTGTATTAGCTGGCAAAGCAGTAATAGTGACATCAACAGCAGAAGCAGCTCGGGATCTTGGTGTATAATTTAGTTCTTTGGCATGCGAAACGATTGAGTCGCGCAACTGCGCGGTATCCAAAAACATTTCGCTACCAATCATGTTCAAATACATCGCATTATGGTAGGTGTTATATGCGAGCAAATCTAGCAGAACTGATAAGTTGGAGCCATCAAAGTCATAATCTCTAAACTCAGTTTGCTGGCTTAGATATGTCTTTAGGCTTTGCTTATAAGCAGCAAAATCTAGTTCGGTATTGGTTAGAAATCCTTGGTTCGCCATTTTATCTTATCCTGTTTAGAAGGAACTCGACAGTTCCTACTTGTTCGTTTCTTACTAGTGAGAAAGCAATGCTTATAAAATAACTGTTTCTATCATAATCTGGCGTGACATCGATGGTGTCAATGTTAATTCTTGGTTCATATCGATTAAGAGTCTGAATAATTGTTTCGCGCAGAGCAACAGTAGTGAGCGGAGTCATCTGTTCAAACAACAATTCGCTGATACCAGCACCAAGTTCTGGGTCCAATAATCTCTCATATTTATCAGTCACAATTAAGTTCTTAACAGAACGCTTTACAGCGTCTAGGTCATTTAATCTAACGACGTCGTTTGTGATGACATTTCTGCTAAACGAAGCACTAAAGTCGCTATAAGTTGGTGGTGCTTTGATTGGATTTTCTTTACGGAATGCCATTATTCGCCACCATCTCCGCCATTGCCATCAGCTGAACCATCTGGACCATCGCCCTCAGTTCCTCTTCCAGGAAATGCCTTAGCCATTTTTCCATTAATCATGCGAATTGGTTTTTTGGTGACTTTGATTCTCTTCCCTTCAAATCCAGGAACTGTAAATTCAACCATAAAGTCTTTAAGAGTTTTCATGTAAATTCTCCGCTGTTATAGTGTATTTAGTAGTGATTAAGAACCGAGTTTGTATTCTTTTTTCTTAACATCATCAAGAACACGCGGATCTCCAGCATTCTGACGAATCTGTCTTGCAGTCATTTTAATATCACCACGATTAGCCATAAAAGTATCACCAGCTACATCAAGATTAAAATCTCCACCAACTTTCCAATTTACATCGCCAACTGTATCAATATTTGTATTACCATTCGTAGAGATATTAGCATCGCCGATAACAGTGATATTAATGTTCCCACCAACGAACAACTCATTGTTCGCATAGGTAATCAACTGAATACCATTTTGACCACGGATTACAATAGATTTGTCTTGATGAATGGTGATGAACGAGCCATTCTTATGTTGAATGTTAATTCGCTCAGAGCCTTCCGTATCATCCATTTCAATAAAGTGACCTGTATTAGATTTTACCAAAACATTCTTACCATATTCAGCAGCAAATTCACTGGCTTTCTCAGTGATAGTTGCACCACCAGCCGTTTCAACAGATACCTTAGTTTTATCTTTCCAGTCAGACAGAGGAGTCTTTCCGTCGATCGGTCGCTCTTCTGGCATAAATGTATCTGGGAAGTTTACTTGTTCATTTCCGAGCGCATCTAGTTTTGGAACTTTTCTGGCATATTTCTTAACTAATGACTCATCGATAGGAATATTGTCTGGTAGTTTTGGTAGGTCGCTGTCTATGGATAACTTAGAAAGTATTTTGTTTTCTATAATATCATCTAGATCTGACAAATAGCTATCTAGACTCATAAACTTTTCGAATGCACCGCCAAATCCAGCACCAAGCGTAGCAGTGATGTCTTCAACAGCTTTGTTTATATCTGAGAATGCTGCATCTAAACCAATAACACCTATATTGGCTGGCGAAACTCCTTTCTTGAGAAGAGTATCTACCTGTTCTTTTACAATCGCAGAAGCTTGTTCTGGAGTAGTTGTAATAGGATTGATCTTTGGATCAATAATAATCTTATTATCAAAATCTTTTACTTGTAGATTTTTCAGTTGTTCTAATACATCAGCGGAAGTGGTCACGGTTTATCTCCTACAACAGTTGGTTTCTTTTTGACTGGTTCATCATAAATATTTTTGGTTCCATCTGGTGATGTTTCTGGAGTATGTTTTGCTTGACCATCAGTAGCTGATTTATTTGTTCGCAGAGTATATTCCCAGTGCCAAGCTTCAACACTGTCGCCTCTTCCTCTTAGATAGATTCTTTTGAATCCAAATTTTGATGCATTTTTCATCAACCATTGATATGGTGGTCTGTTATAAATCTGAACACCAAGATCGACTGCCAAACCGCAACCGTGATTAGACTTTCCAGGTCTTGCCGAAATACTCGGAGCTTCTGCCCTCTGGCTCACTTGTCTTTCATAAGTTCTGTATGAATCGTTAATAACCCAAGTAACACCAGATTCTTTTGCAGCAGCAACCATAGCCAAGTATGCTTCTGCTGCTTCTTTTTTAAGCAAAGCTGGTCGACCCTTAACATCTGTACCCACGCGAACTAATGTAGAAGGATCAATAGTTCCATTTGCGTCTTTTATATCACCTTTTAGATTTATAGTACAAGCGCCAGGAACTGGATTTGGTTTATACGCAGTGACTACATCTGCTGCATCAGAAGGAGCACCACCAAAAATACTACTAATCGCACCAAAAAATCTACCACCAACAGATTCAACACCACCGTTGATTACACCCAAAATAAATGGCTGCTGCAACAATTCTCCGTCCATAAAGAATCCAAGAACCATTTGTCCTGGATTAATTTTAGCAGATCCGCCATTTAAAACAGGCGCAAGAGGAAGACTATCGGTTGGTAATATATCTTTGCTTTCTGGATGAAACCCGATAGCTCGGACGCGCACGCGCCCAAGCTGAGTAGGATCAGAAAATGTATCTTCAGCGATTCCGATGAACCAGATAAACTTTCCGTATGGTGTATTAGTTAAATCTCTCATATTTTAGTTGGTATTTTATCTTTTGAAACAAATGTGGGCACAGGATATGTGACGTTTTTATTATAATTGTATGAGAATCCAAACTGATTGCTTCTAGAATCTCTGACAACTTTACTACCATTTGCGGTCATCGATTTGGCTGGTTGACCTTGACCTAAGAAGTCTGTTCGACCCTGAATAAACGAAGCAGCATTTTGTTGCTTTTGTGGATCGGTAATCGCGTTCGCAACAGCAACGAGATATGATTTAGATAATGCGCCACCTCTTGCAGTATTGACAGCAATCAAAGCAGTATCAATATCTTTGATATTTCTCCACGCAGCAGGATTGTTGAATGTTGGTTCGTATTGACCCTTCGCGTTTACAATCCCAGCAACAGTAGATTGCTGATATGCTTTAGACCCAACGCGGTTGTAAATACTCTGAGCAACGTCGGCGCATCCTTGGAAATCATTACCGAACGCTTCGCGCGAACATATCGCCACCAAAGTCCAGAACTCTACATCTGGAGAACCGCCAGTAAACAATTCTTCGATAGCAGATTTCGTAGCTTCTAATGCACTTTGTACAGAGCCACCCAATCTTCTTAGAGAATTAAATATACCACTACCGCTTATTGCTCCATTGATAACACCAAGAACAAATGGTTGCTGTATTAAACTTCCATCCATAAAGAAACCTAATACCATCTGACCGTTTTGAATTGGTTGAGTTCCACCACCAAGCACAGGAGACAAAGGTAAATCTGGTGTGGCCAAAACTTCAGACGATGGATGATAACCAAACGCGCGAACACGAATTCTACCTAATTTTAATGGATCATCAAATGTATCTTCTACCATACCGATAAACCAGTAGAACTCATCATAAGGTGTATTTCTCAAATCCCTCATGGTGCACCGTTCAGCACATCTTTTTCGTATGCATCTTTGTACAAGTCAACATAGGTTTGGAATATAGTTCCTTTGACGTTATGTTTTACAGCGCCAACAATAAAGTCACCAGATTGTCTTTTTGAATCTTCGTCGCCTTCATATGCGCTTTTAGCAGGAACATCTAAGTTTAGAATATCTCCTGGCTTTATAGAAGGATTACCATAGACTTCAATTGTAATCTTTGTCTGTTCGAGTAGCGATCTCTGTGCGCGTGCATAGAGATATTTTTCTTCTAAATAATCATCGCGTTCCCACGCAGTTTCAGAAACTGCGATATAAGAAGCTGGTGTAAAATCATATTTTAAGTTAAGTGGATTTAATTCTACGTTTCTAGCAAATATTGGAGATGAAGTATCAACTGAACTATTATTTCCTAGCAAGAATATATTCTTATTGTCATCTTCATACTTAAAAGTTTTGGTTGGTGTTTTTACTTCTCTGTTTACTAGGTCGATTAACACAATTTCACTTCTAAGCACACCAGAAGCAATTAGATCAAAATAGTTTGAATGGTCGTATTGAGAAAGATACAACACTCGAAAATAATCTTTTTCTGCGCTATTTTCAACAGTGGTGTTATTTCGTTCAGGATAAAACTTATATTTAAATGATCGTTGTTTGTTTTCGTCGCTGGCTATAGATCTAGCAGTTCTTAACTTAAATCCTTGATAATCTTGATAAAAGAAATATGTACTATCATCTGATTTAGAGGATAACGACTGCGACAATAGTCTAGATATGGCGTCGAATGGTTTAATCTGATGAAAGATAAAACCATTCTTAATAGTGTTTTTGCTTTCAATCCAATTATCACCTGTTCCGATTTCTTTATCGGTATTGTTTGGTGTGGTAAATCTAGACTTTACAATTTCTTTAATGACGTTAGTAGGAGTATCTTCAGGATAGAATCTTTGCAGTGGCCAAGCGTTTGTTACTGCAGGAAAGGTGTAAGCAACAATGTCGTATACCTTTTCTTTTTGTCGAGTATTTTGAATTGAGTTTTCTATATTTGTTACATAAAATTTGAGAAAGATCTTATTGCTATCATCGTCAAATTTGTATAGCGTAATCTCTATTACACTACCAAGAGTAAGTAATCCATCATCAACTAAATTAGCACCATCTACCATTGAAATTTCTAAGCTAATTGCATATCGCAAAAGAGATTGCTTTAACGAAATAGAATTAATGAGTGTTGTAATACCAACACCAGGAATTTGGTCTGAGATGTCTTTCTTCAAAACAATAGAATAACTAAACTCGGTTACACTATCGTTGTTGTGTGTAATCACGCTCGATTTCTTTTCCATATTATCCTCTTAGACTTCTTTCTAATTCCAAAGAAATCTGTTTACTAAATCTTCTATCAATAAGTCTAATATTTCGGTTTTGCTCGTTGAGTTCAAATTCTTTATCATATGCATAAATTGGAACCAACCAGCCGTCTAAATCGTCGCCCTCAAAAACATAGTTAAATGTGTTAAGCGAATATCTTTCGTCAGATACGCTATCTGCATATTCAACAACTAGAGCTTGTGCTGCTGCGACAGAGCCATATTTGGTTATGATAAATTGTTGGAATTCTTCGTTGCTCAAAATCCAATCAAAGTAAGGATCTACCATCTGATTTGAAAGCATGACCAACCAAGTATAATCAACAGATCCATAATAGTTATATGCTACCATAGATGGTTTTTCGCCATCTTTAACTTCATAAGTGTAGAATAGTGTTTGCCCCAACAATATATCTTTAATGATGTTGGACTTTAGCATTATGTTTCTAAGAACATTGCCGTTGTACTCTATTAGTGGAAAGTTGCTAAAATATTGTTTTGCCATTTAATCGTCTCACACAAAAGGTAATGGTTTAAGTTTTTTACCAGACTTAGCCGTGTAGTTTATCTTTGCTTGCAAAGATTGTACTTCTGTTGCAATCAAATTCATATTAACCTTTGTCTGAGTGATTCTAGCATTTACATTAGCAAGTCTATTTAGATCTACTTCTCTCGCCCGCAAAATAGTATCTCTTTCTTGTTCTAACTTAGTAAGGTCAGCACGTTTTGCTTTCCAATCAGCAACTTGTTGATTAATCTGATTCTCAGTTTCCTGCTGGTTGTTAGCACCAGCAGTTTCAGAAGCTGCATCTGATTGTGACGTACTTTGACTTTCTTTAAGCACAAGTTGTTCCGGAGTCATAGATGGATTATTAAAATTCATAATAACTGTTTTATTCAAAGGAAATATTTCTTTGAAGGTGAGTGATAAGGCGACCGATTGCGGCGCATCAATAGTTGTAAACACGTTAAACCCATTTGGAGCATGGCTAACTTCAATATTGCTAAGCACGCATCTTGAAAATGCATAGAGGAATTCTGTACCCTGGAACGCCAGATTAAATTCGTGCGGTAATTCTAATATTAAACCATTTGGCTTAGGAAGAGCATAATATCTTAATTGATTTATGATTTCGCGCAATTTGATAGATTCTTCTTGGGTCTTTGGCTGAAATACCCAATCAAACGTAAAAGTTCTAGGATCGACATTTTCAAAAATAGTTGCTGAAAATGGATTTGGCACATCACCAAAAAATGCAGTGGCCACACCTTTTGGTGCGATTCCTTGTAATAAAGTTCGTAGTACATAAGTTCCCGCTGCAGCACCAGCTGGTGATAACGCTCCACCATCTTCCATCCTGTCAGAAGCTTCCTGACCCAAAGCATAACCACCAGCGAACGCGCCAAGATCTTCTACACTGTAACTAACGCTTAATTGATCTCTAGGAATTTGTGTTGGTAGTGGCAAACAGATATACGCGCTAGATTTTATTGATTCTTTAGAGATTAATTTTGCAGTAAATTGTTGTAGTTTTCCTGCCAAGCCTGCTCGCAAGCCTTTTGCTGCTTGTTCTGCTTTTTGATCGTTTGTTGTTAGGTCTTTTGTATTTTCATTTGTGGTTTTGGCAGGTTCTTTGCTATTTCCGCCAATCAGGTCTCTTATATCTGAACTCAATCTCTCAAAAGAAGTTTTCACAGGTTGAATGATAAAACTGTAACCAATATCCTCTTCTTTTTCATCTAAGAATGAGATAGTTTTACCAACCTTGGTTTCTTCTTTTTTCTCGGCAATAGTTTTATCGGCATCATTGTTGCCTCGCGGAGTTCTTGGGGTTTCTGTTCTTGGCATATAAATACCTTGTTGGTTATACTCTTTTATTTAGGCGACAAAATGGCATGGAAAGGAAGATACACGGTCAAGAACCCAGCTAAATATAAGGGTGACCCGACCAAAGTTATTTATAGGTCAAGTCTAGAACTGAAGTTTATGAACTTTCTTGATACGCATTCTGATGTTCTTGAATGGAACTCAGAAGAAGTTGTAGTGCCATATCGCTGCGTTACAGATAACAAGCTACATCGATACTTCGTAGACTTCTGGTTTAAGAAAAGAACGCCAGATGGAAAGACAGAAAGTATTCTCGTTGAGATTAAGCCACTGGCTCAGACTCGCGAACCCAAGAAACAACAGAGAAGAACTAGACGCTATATCAACGAAGTGATGACTTGGGGCAAGAATCAATCGAAATGGAAAGCTGCCGAAGAGTATTGTAAAGATCGGGGCTGGAAGTTTCAAATTATAACAGAGAAGGAATTAAACGGCTGATGGCTGCATATATTTACACTAGATTAGTCAGAGACGCTACAAAAGCTGGCGTAGACTTAACATCGCATACTAAAAAAGCAGTTACATGGCTAAGATCTAAGTATGCAGAAATTGGTAAGAATGCGGTCGTTCCCTCTAAGTTTATTAACGAATCTGAAAACAAAAGAAAGCGCGTCAAGATGGGTAGAATGTATATGTTCTTGTATGACCCAAAGGGCAAAAAAGAACTTCCATACTACGATCGCTTTCCTTTAATCTTTCCAGTGCAATTTGCGCCTGATGGATTCTATGGTTTGAATCTACACTACTTACCACCAATTCTACGCGCGAAACTGCTTGATGCGCTATACGAATTAAGAGTCAACACGGAGAAGAAAGACGAAACCACAAGACTTCGCCTAACATATTCATTGTTATCTGGCGCAGCTCGCTTTAGATTATTCGCTCCTTGTTTTAAGCATTATCTATACGAACATACTCGCTCATCATTTATCTATGTTCCGCCAGCAGAGTGGGATATGACAGTATTCTTACCAACAGAACAATTCAGAAAAGCTACCAAAGAAAAAGTTTGGAGAGATAGCAGGAGCAAAGTATAATGGCTAATCAATTTAGTGTTGACAGCTTTGTAAGCAAATTCTTAGAAGTAGGATTGGTACAGCCCTCTAACTTTTACGTGAGGTTTTCAGCGCCGATCGATGGTTTTGATGATGTGATGTTTTTATGTGCTGCTACTTCACTACCAGGAAAGAGAATTACCACAACAGATCTAAAACCATATGGATATGGTCAAACGATTAAGATGCCATATGATGTTATGTATGATGAAGTAGAGCTTACGTTCTATGTCGACTCAAAGCGTGCAGCATCGTTGCATTTATTTGAAAAATGGATGTCTTTAGTTGTTGGTGCATCTGGAACTGGCGCAGACGGTAAACTCGATAGAACCAATCTAAATGGACATAGGCTGTTTCCTAAGAATAAAATGCAAGTTGCATACAAGAAGGATTATATTAAAGATGTAACGATTTATGTTTTGAATCAGATAGTTGGTACTGAAGTTGTGGAAGATGCAGATTCTGCAACGGAGTCAACTTCAATGGCTTTGATTCAATGTACTTTAATTGACGCATATCCTATTCAAATGTCACCAGTACAGCTAGACTGGGGTTCTGGTGACGAATTCGTCCGAATCAATGTTACATTTGCATTTAGAACAGTAGAGTATAGGTTCGGCGAATTAAATCTACAAGCTGACGACAACGGTAAATACTACAATGGACGCTCTCCTTATGATACAAGCGCAAAAGTAAACCAAGAAGCCAAAGCTATATCTGACTTCTTGAATAGTACTGCAAATTTCATCGGTAGTATTGCTGCCACAGCCCAGAAGATTAATCAGTTTAAGACCAACTTGACTGTTCTAAGAAGAGCAGATGGCATTCTGAATACCACCAGCGCATTACTACCGTTCTTAGGAAACAATAGAACTGCAATAGACACTATAAATAATGTTAATAAGATTATCTCAGGAACAAGATTTACCAAACAAAATCTGAATAATATTAGAAAATTCCCTTAATAAATGATTGACTGATTGGAGAAATACAATGGCTTTACCAAAAATTAAACAACCTATCTTTGAACTAGAGATTCCATCAACAGGTCAGAAGATTCGTTATAGACCATTTACTGTAGCTGAAGAAAAGATTCTTCTCGTCACCAAAGAAAGCGACGATGTGAAAGATATGGTAAATGCGTACAAAGCAATCGTAAATAACTGTTGCTTAGATAGTATCGATGTTGACAAATTATGTTCGTTCGATCTAGAATACTTCTTTTTGAATATTAGAGCGAAGTCTGTTTCTAATATTGTCGCAGCTAGAATCAAAGACGAAGACGATGGTCAAACATACGATATAGAAATCGACCTCGATGACCTAATTGTATCGAAAACCAAGCCAGAAAGATTGATTAAGCTGACTGATGATATTTCTGTTTTGATGAATTATCCTACATTTGATGTTATCGCCAAAGTAGGAAAGATGGACGAAAACAGTCAAATGTTAAGCACTATGATTGCTTGTATCGAACAGATCTATCAGGGCGAGGAAGTATTTGAAACTTCAGAATACTCAAGGAAAGATATGGAAGAGTTCGTTCTTTCTATGGGTGTCAAAGAACTTCAAAAGATTAAAGAGTTTTTCGATAGTATGCCAAAGGTATATGCTGAAGTCAAGTATAAAACTAAAGATGGCGTCGAGAAAATGATTAAGCTAGAGGGTATCCAAAGTTTTTTCGTCTAATGGTAGGGTATATGTCCCTGCCACATTATTACGAGCTTAACTTTGCGCTGATGCAGCATCACAAATATTCTCTCGAGGATATTAATGAGTGGCTACCTTTTGAACGTGACATTTATGTTAATATGCTATTAAAACACTTAGAAAAAGAAAAAGAACAAGCAAAGAGAAACTAAATGGCAACTCAACAACCGCTACCAAGAATCAATAACCAACAAGGTAGTCCTAGCCAAGGCAGCCAAGGCAGTCAAGACAGTCATAATACAATTATTATTGACATTCAAAAAATACAGCTAGATGTTTTGACAGATATGCGCGGGATTATGAAAGCGATAGCAGTTAATTTAATGCGTTTTTACAGTGCATTCCAAAAATCTCAAGGAGTGTACGTAAATGTACTAAATTCCATTAGCGAGATGAATAAGGACTTCATAGAAAACTCTCGTAAGGACACTGCGGATAAACTAGCTGAAGCAGAAAAACAAAGAGAAGGAAAGTTAGTTGATGACGCAGCCAAACCAGCGAGTTTACTCGATTCGTTAAAGAAGATCTTTGAAGAATACTTTGGTGTATTCAGAATGGTATTCAACGTATTAAGACTCATATTGTTACCATTAGTATTTGGATTCATAGCTGGATTTAGAGAAAAATTTGACTTATTTACAGTGGCACTTGGCGTCGCTATAATGTATCCAATAAGAACCTTTAAGTTTATGGTTAGGATCTTTGGATTCTTATTCGAAGCTCTAAAAAGTATCGGAAAATTGATATCTAAGATTGGACCTGTGTTCCAGGACGCAGTACAAGGAATAACTAATTTCTTTAGAAGAATGCGCATATTCTTCTTGAGAACATTAGATTTAGGCAAAATATTACAGCCAATTCGTGCTCTATTTTCTGGCGGAGCTGGCATATTCCAAGGATTAGCAAAAGTGCTCGGTGGAATCTTTAGAGTATTCAGCAAGCTGTTTATTCCATTGACGATAGTCATGGCAGTGTATGATGGTATAATGGGAGCAATCGAAGGTTTCAAAGAAGGTGGGATTATCGGAGGAATCAAAGGTGCGCTTGTTGGAATCATCGACGGATTAATCGGATGGCTGGTTGGAATCGGTCAATGGATTGTTTCTAATCTTTTAGAGTTGTTCGGATTTGACGAACTAGCAAAGATAGTAGAACAGTTCAATTTCAAAGAATTCTTAAAGAAATACATATCATTCTTAAGTCCAATTGGACTGCTGATCGGTCTATTTGACGAAAGTAGTCCTATTAGGAAACAGTTTAGCGCAGCACTTGATAAACTTAGTAATGTTGGCGATTTCGTATCAAGTATCTGGGATAGTATTATGAAAGCTGTCAAAAATATGTTGATTAAACTTGGCGAAGCAATTCCAGGCGGTAATATGTTGCTTAGTGCATTGGGATTCAAAGTCGTACCACAAGACGAACCGTTAAAAAATCTACCAGCCGCAAGAGATGCAGCTGTTAAAGCAGCGATCGAAGCTGGTAAGTCAGAAGATGAAATTAACGCTATTAGAAATGCAAAAACTGAAGAAGAATTAAGAGCAGCTACTGCAGCAACCACTGGCGAAAAAGCAAAAGCGGCACTTTCTGATCCAAAATCACATATTCCAGTTGTTGGTACAATTTTCGCATTGAACGCATACAAAACAGCAAAATCTGATGCATTACAAGCAGCCGAAGCGACAAACAAAGCAGGTCAAATTGATGAAGCAACGAAAGAAGCAGATAAAGCCAAGCAGCCAGAACTACCAAAGCCAACTCAAAATAACCAAACGAATCTTTTTGCACCAAACAATGCCAAAACAGCAATTAGTATGAACCAAGCACCGCACGCGGATAGGGTAGGAATCGGTAGCAGAGGAAATGCCGCATTCGCTGGGTTTGGTAAATCATACGCATAAAGAAAAGGGAGCCAAAGCTCCCTTTCTTTTAACCAGCTAATTTTCGGAAGAAATCCAAATCATCATCTTCGTCAGTTGAAGTTGGGGTCTGCGCTACTGGAGCAGATTGCGCTTCAGCTACCTTCGCGCGAGGAACGTACTCAGCGACTTCTTCATCAGTATCAGCAGCAGTTGCACCAGCAACGCCACCAGCACCTAGAACACGGTCAAGATGAGTTTTCAATTCATCGTACGACTTGAAGTTCGACGGATCGACGATCTTCTTCAGGCTGTGCTCAGAAGCCCAGACTGATTCTAACTTAGCGTCGTCATCAAGAAGCGGAGTCTTAGGATCGAACTGCGATTGGTCGTAGTTGCGATAGCCAGCGACTTGGCGAATCTTCAGACGGAAGTTAGCACCTTCCCACAAGTCAAACGGATTGACTGCTTCGTCTCCTTCAAATTCAGGATACATTACAGCCTGAATCTTATCCCAGATCTTCTTACCGAATTTGTACAAGAATACCTTACCCTCGTTTTCAGGATGGGCTGGATCTTTTACAACATAGACGTTTGCGATGTAGGAAAGGCGACGCTTTTGCTTGCGAGCTTGTTGGCGATTAGGATGGTCGTCATCCTTAGTTGAATTCCAGAGTTGCGAGTTGAGTTCGCTTACTGGATCTTTGCCACCGATGGTGGTAAGAGAGTTTTCGATATACCATTTACCAGTCGGACCTTGGAAGCCATGGTCAAACATTTGTACGAAAGGTACATCTTCGCCCTGTGGGGCTGGTAGAAAGCGGATTACAGCAAATCCATTACCTGCTTTATCTACCTCTGGTTTCCAATAATTAGAGTCATCCTTGGTATAGGATTTCTTATCATTGAGTTTATCAAGTTGTTCAGTCAGTTTGCTGAATGAATCTTGACGGCTGCGCTTTAATTGTTCGAACGATTGTGTCATAAGTATGTTCCTTGTATTGACGGTGTATTAACGGTTTCACATGTTCATAATATAGTTGACTATTTATATGTCAAATCGACTATCAATTATCTCTTTCATCTTAGCTTTGTCGAATTCTAAGAACGGTGTGTACTTCTTGATGAGAAGTTTGGTTTCTTTCCACGTAGGGTCATACTCGCTGATGTTTTTATCCCAGTAGGGAACAAAGTTGAGTACAGCATTCATAATACAAAGAGAATCCAAGCTAAACTCCTTTAGGAGATACAGCCTGAGTAGATACGGATGATTGCCACCATCCATAACTAGGTTGTCGTCCAACTCATCTTTCAAATTGGACAACTCTGACTTGAAGTTGTACGAAAGTGATTCCTTTCGCTTCTTCCATGCCAGATATGTTTCCTCGCCAGATGAATCGATAATATCACCGATCCATGCTTTAGTACCGCGAGAGGAAATGTTTGCCAACAAATACTCAAACGGCTCTGGTTTCTTGGAAAGTTTCATGAAGAAATACTTATCTCGGCGAACCTCGAAAGTGTCTTCCTTCACATTCATTTTACCGCCATAGCGGTGATAGTCATAACTCGGCGAAGAGAAATGAGTCTTGAGTGCTAGATAGGTGCTGTAACATTCAAACGGTGTCACTCTCATGCCCACCACGCTGGCACTTGTCGTTTCTTCCAACTAGCCATGCGAGCCTTGTCGCCGATGTAATAGTTGCGATAAGATTTCACAGAGTCACCTTTGACTTTGTATTTGTCTGGCATAGCAGGTGTTGGTTGAGTGAATGGCTTGTTAGAAATGTTTTCGGGGATGCAGTTTACAAGCCACTTGAC